AAAAAAAGCATCTAAATTACACTCAAAACAAGCAAGAACTTTATCAAAAATAGAAAAAGATCAAAGAACTAGATATAAAAAATCGCATTCAAAAACTAGGAAAAAAAGATGATAAAACCAAAAATTATTAGAGTTAATCCTATTGCAAAAGCAATGCTTCAAAATAGAAAACCACCACAAGTAGTTGAGTCTAAAAAAATATATGATAGAAATAAGAAAATACATAAATTAGATAGTGCGAGTAAAATTAGGGCGATGTTTGAATAATGGGGCTATTAGATAATCTTATACAACCAGTATCTAAGATACTAGACAAAGCGATACCTGATCAAGATCTAAAGAGAAAACTTTCTCATGAGATTGCAACCATGTCGGAAAAACACGCTCAAGAGTTGGCCCTCGCCCAGATTAATGTTAATGCTGCAGAGGCTGCGAGTGGAAGCCTGTTTAAAGGTGGCTGGCGTCCTTGCATTGGTTGGATCTGTGGGGTTGCTTTTGGCTATCACTTTGTTCTTCAGCCTGTTATTATTTTTATAGTAGCTTTGATTGGTATGGACATACCAGATTTGCCTAGTTTTGAGATGAGTACTCTTTTAACCGTTTTGGGAGGAATGTTGGGAATCGGGTCACTCAGGACATACGAGAAACAAAAAGGATTAACTAAATAAATTTTAGAAAGTGAGTGAATGATATGCCAAAAGACGCTTGTTATCATAAAGTAAAAGCCAGATATAAAGTTTTTCCTAGTGCTTATGCTAGTGGAGCTATTGCTAAATGCCGAAAAGTAGGTGCAGCAAATTATGGCACTGGTGGCAAAAAGAAAAAAAAGAAAACAGTTAAAAAAGCAGAGGGTGGT